CAACAATTTTAGGCTTTTTAGCCGACAAGGTTTTAACGTGAACCTAGATCTCTGAGTGAGATCTATCTAAACGACCGTATGCTTTTTAGAAAGTGAATCGGTGTCTTTTATAGGATTAAATCGTTATTTTCCCATAATTAGAGTGTATACGGGGCACTCAACATTAAGCTCTTAAAAACTTTAGAGAGTTTTCACAATTGCAAAGAGTAGTACTTGAGCAATTAGTAAGCGGTTGGTTACCGTAAATAACCACAGGTATGTGTAGACCTGTTATAAATTCTGCCACCCCAACAAATATATTTCCAAGATGATTAAAAATATTTTACAACGAACTGTCACTTTTGTGATGGGTTTCGGGCAAGGATGCTCGTTAGCTTTTAGCATTTCCACCCCTCTTTATGAGATCCCACTTATCACTCCTCATAGTGATGAGACCCCCTTTGGCGACGATTGGTTATTAGACCAGTCGTACTCTTCTCTCGACGATGATTTGTTATACGACAAAGAAGTGAGAAGAGAACAACATAACAAGAAAAAGGAGAAAGGTAGGCGAAACCGAAAGGAGAAGCGCAGAATTTCCTGGTTGAAGAAACAAGCGAAATTGTCTAAAAACATTTCGCCTCACTCTGACGAATTTGATGTTTTCGAATTTTTGAATGAGCTTAAAAAATCTTTACCAGAGAATTTAGTCGATTCTTTTGGCATGAACGAGATCGAAAATGTATCACTATTGTGTTACAGTCTATACAGATCCCGCAATGCCAGCGATTTGATTGTGCATTTGATGTCTTTTATTAAGATGCATACTTCGAAGTCGCTTTTTTCCATGCTTTTAAACGTACTCGATGACGAATTTGAAGATAATTCTGAAGATATTGATGTGCATTCGTGGAGTATGTCTGACGTTAAGCAAAAATGGACACTGTTGAAAACCAACTCTGTTTTCACTAAAGTGTCCTTTTTGATTACGGCAGCCATGTCTCTTTCTGTTTGCACAGTAAAGAAATTAGAATGGTCTCCCATGGGTGTTAAGATTATATCTTTGGAAGCTGCAAGACAACAAGTTGATGCAGCCGACATTATAGATGCTCTTATTTTCACCTTAACGTGGGTTTCTGAAACCGGGTACCAATGTATGGAGGAGAAATCTCTACTTCCTCTCTTATATTCCAACAATGAGATGCGAGTTTTTAATGAGCAATGTGATTATGTTCTGGCAAATGCTGAACAAATTTTGGCTGGTAATGGCGAACTTGTCCAAGATTTTGAACATAAAGTCGATGAAACATTGCGTAAGGTGTCAGAACTTAAGTCTCTTCGCTCGGACGGTTCCACTTCTCTTTGGTTACAGTCTAAGTATAGTGAGCTTGTTGACATTAAATATAAGATAGTAGCGAAGTATCGAAATACAGCAATTAGGTTTGCGCCCTTTGGTGTGGGTATTACAGGGCCTTCTGGAGTGGGTAAATCCACTTTGAGTAAGCTAACTATGAAGACAGCTTTGCATGCTATGGGTTTTGAAACTGATCCTAAACGTATTATTACCAAGGATATGTTTGATAAGTACGATTCAACGTACACGTCAGATATTTTGGGTATGTTTATGGATGATGTTGGTAATGGAAAGTCTGATTTTACTCAGACTTCACCCACTGATGTCATTATCAAGTTTTTTAATAATATGGCGGCACAAGCTGTTAAGGCGGAGCTTAATTCGAAAGGTGTGGTTTTTATAGGGTTTAAGGTAGGAGTTCTTACGTCTAATCATGAAGATTATGATGTGAGTTCATACACTAACAAGCCTGAAGCAGCTTTACGACGATTTATTCATTGTAGAGCTCGCGTGAAACCTCATTTACGAATTCAAGGTGGTGTTTCTTTGAATACTGATCATCCAGACGTAGTAAATGCTACTAGCATTTGCAATGATGTCTGGGAATTAGATTTGGAGGAATGTTTTGTGTACGAATACAGTCCTGGAAAAGAAACTTATAAATTTCGAATTATGGAAGTTAAGGTTGGTGAAAGAACCATACTCTGTAAAAATTTGAATTTAGAGGATTATTTGACAGTGATTGTTGAACTCTCGAAACGCCACAAGAAGAAGCAGACCAATGTCGTGACGCAGGCGCAAGATTTCGATTCTATGTATATGTGTAGTACGTGTAGTAAACCTCAACCTTTGTGTAATTGTGTTGTACCCCATGGTTTTGAAGATCTTGGCGAGATGATCTTTGATTCCGTAAAAAATTCGTTTGTGAATTATAT